CCCATGGAGAATAGCGGACTCGAACCGCTGACATCCTGCTTGCAAAGCAGGCGCTCTACCAACTGAGCTAATTCCCCTGGAGCCTTCTGACGGACTCGAACCGACGACCTGAGCTTTACAAAAGCCCTGCTCTACCAACTGAGCTAAAAAGGCATCAATGAAACATTCCCCTATCACTCATGTATTGAAGGGTTTCTTTCATGCTACCGATGTGAGTATAACCAATAGATACCTGAGGATATGTAGCATCTTTTCCAAACTCTTGCTCAAATGCTTTTTGAGAAAAATGTTTGTTTAGTTTATACTCTAGAAATTCACCGCCGAGAGACTTTAAGAGTGATGCCATCCGATCACACTCTTGACTACCGTTGCTGTAAATTACTGCTGCCATTTTACAATGAAAAGATTAGTTTGTCAATGGTGTCATTTTTAGATTCACTCTCAACACCTTCATAAGATCTGGGTGATGATGTCTAGTAAATCCAAACTTAACATGAGAAGGAATCATAATTGCATCTCCACCTTTTAGTGGTGGGAATACAACTTGTTTCCAGACATCTGTAGCGTTTGTATCACCCTCAAGGAATAACCTTGAGTAACCATTATTATACTCTAAGAAATACAATAACGTCAAGTCATAGTCTTTTCTAGAGTTGTCGATGGGAATAAAAGAATTGATTGACATCCAATAAAGATAGCAATCATCAACATCAAACTGATACGTCGTCTTTAATTCAAAGACTACATCTTTTAATGCTGGAGATAGTGGACCTGTAACTGCATGTGTGATTGGAATAATATCAACACCGCAATCCCCTGCCCATTCAAATCCTTCATTATCTATATCCGTATAGAAGTCCAACATTTCGTTGTGATCTTCTTTGTCTTGAAAACTGTGAATTAGATAAAACAATCTTGTCTCAGTCATAACTATACCACCCAGTTGCTATGTATTTCTCTTGTGTGGGTGATGGTAATCCTCGGTGAGTGAATGTCCAATCTGCTGGCCATATAACAGTTTTTCCTTTCTCTGGTTTGATTTTTAATTGCTGATGAATAAACTCTGTCTCACCACCATCAGTGAGATCATTTAGATAAGTCATAAACACAAGATGTCGTCTCGCTTGAGGTTCTTCACCTTGTCCCCTTTCTGTGTGTAATCTAGGGAATCCCCACCCAGGTTTGTAATACTGGATGTTGTATCTTTCTCTAATAGAAAAGGATGAATAATAGTTTGCATAAGGATATTTCTCTAGATATTGATCACATACCTTCTGCAACTCAGTCATATATTTTACAGCAACTGGATCATCATAGTCACTACGAAGACCCAAGTCAATGCTTTTTTTCTTTTTGAAGTTAATACCGCTGCCAATCTGACCCCAGTCTTTAAACTTCTTTGCATATGCAGAGTGATTAAAAAACTCAATCAACTCATCACATACAGTGACATCTTCTAAGAAAAACTCTTCAATAAAATCTAATCCCTTTTCAGTGGCCATGGTCCCCAATATTCTTCCTTTGGAATTTCTAAGTATTGCATCACTGCAATATGTAGTTCCCAATAACGAAGATACCAATCAGGTATCAATCCAACCATTGGAAGTTCGTGATAGTCATCCTCATTTTGAATGAGTAACTTAGTTAGTGTTTCTTTATCCATAAAAAATAGTATAGGACGAGAGGGACTTGAACCCTCACGACTTTACAGTCAACAGATTTTAAGTCTGGTGCGTCTACCGATTCCGCCACCGTCCCAGAAGATCAATCCTCGTTTCTAAACTGCTTAGCAAACTTTTCAATTTCTTGCTGCAATTCTAGTGGTTGTGGTTTGACTGTTTTTACAGGCACACACATTACAGCACTGCCGTCTGGTCTTTCAATACGCCAGACTACATTGTTACGGTCGCACATTTCAACACAAAATTCCATGTGCTTCTCGAATTCGTCTACAGTAATTTGAATAGGATCAGTCATTAGTAGCAAAACAATAGGTAATCATGTCGGGATCAGTGGCGTCTTGAATGTCAGCAACGGTTTCAGCAAAACCTTCTGCTCCTTCAAGATCCCATTTCCATTGGACATACTTCTCATAACCTTCATCATCAAGGAGAGTGACTCTACGCTTGGAGAAATTGACGAAGATCTGCTCTAGGGTGTCGGACATGCGTCTGGGTTGAAGACTCCTCAAGTATAGCAGGTCCGTGCCCCTCTGTCAATTCAGTTTGATCATGATAGCGGACAGTTGCATGAGTGGTCCAGCGGTCAAGGTCATAGCACCACCCGCAGTGGCACTGATAGCAGCACTAGCAGTCATAGCAATGGCACCAGCACCAACTGCAACGTTAAAGGCACCAGCACCAACAGTGAAGGTAGCACCAGCAGCAGCACAAGTCACAGCAAAAGGACCAGGAGTGGTAACACCAAATGGAGGGAGTCCACCAGATACAGCAGGAATCTGTAAGAAGTTGATAGGACCACCAACGTTACAGAAGTAACCTGAAGCAATACCAAGAGGTGTTAAGAAATTGACGTTTTGAGTCAAGGTGGTGCAATTCATAGTGATTGCGTTACCAGCATTGATAACAAATTCACCAGGACTATGTGTCTGTGTTTTATATGAGTTCTCAAAAGATGATCCACTCAACTTAAGATCTCTAAATCCAAATTCAGCGTTAGTAGCATTTAATTTTAGAGTTGCACCAGCAACATTAAGATCAAGATCCGATCCCATGTTGATCGTGTGCTTCTGCACTTTATCCTTTTCTTTCCCTTCGTTACCTTTACTATCTGTCTGCTTAGGAGCACCCTGAGCATTCATGAAGAAACCACCACCAACTTCAATGTGACAATCACCACTGACTTTTAATCGGTAATCACCTTCAATCGTGCGACAATAATCTCCATCAATAACATTACAATCATCACCATGCACTTCTTGTGTATGGTTGCCAGGATAAGAAGTATGATCTGCAATCATATTTCCCTGATCACTTTCAGATCCAGACTGATCTTTCTTATACTTTTTAAGATCTTTATCAGATAATTCTTTACCTTGTTTCTTCGCTTCTGCCTTTGCTTTGTATTCCGAAAGTGCAGCGTTGTTACCTTTTACTGAGAAAGTAGTTTTACCAGAAGCATCTTTTTTAATAGTTGCTTGTCTACCTGGGGTGCCGATATTCATCTCATAAGCACCACTGAGGAAGTTCTTTGCACTTGTCAGATATGGATCTGCCTCTGAAAGGAAGGTATCAATGAAACCTCCACCACCACCATCAGAGCCGCCACAGTCACCTCTACTCTTTCCATCATTACCAGGACCGCTACCCGAGCTACAGTAAGTTGTGCCGAAGAAAGGATACCAACCAACTTCATCCTCACCACCAGTTGCTTTTCTATCACACCCAAAGTCAAACAGTGCTAAGAAAAATGAAAGAAGACCAGTAAGACTACTAATACCATTCTGCACAAGATCAAAACCTTCAGCGAAGATTTCGCTACCCTTCTGCCAAGTTTCAATGATTTTCATTGCTTCACCAACAGTAGAAGCAATGTCCTTCACTACCCCAATCACTCCTAGGATGTCATCAATAATAGATTGGACTGAGCAAAGGATGCTGTCAATAATATCTTGGACACCCTGGACAACTGCTGCTGCTTTATCAATCAATCCTTCAATAACACCCTCTACAAGACCTACAATCGTATCAACAGGTGATTGAAGAAATGAAACTAATTTACTATCAAGACCACAGATTGCAGAGAGAATTGCTGAAATAGCGGAAGAGATTAAAGTGAATGTCGCACCAGGGATACCAGTGAATGATGTAAGAAAACCTGCCGACTCAATTTGTTGCACCAATTCATCTAACTGCGCTCTCATCGCAGATACAACTTGTGCAAAGACAGCACTCAAAAAGTTTTTTGCTTTGCCAACGATTTTATCTAAAGTAATTACTTTATTTTCAATAACGTCAATAAAATCACCGCTATCACTCTTGATGAGATTACCTGCAGTATCAGCAATATCTTCTACAAGATAAGTTAATTTTGTCTCAAGTGTTTTCCAAGGACCCCCAGTGCCTGCTGCTGTAGGCACCATCTGTGCTCTAGGTTTTTGTGCATTGTTACTAGATCCATTGATACCAGGAGCGTTACCAATGTTAGCAGGAGACCCAGGACCACCAGGAGGTTTACCGTCATTAGGAATAGTAACAGTATTAGTCGTAAGGACTTCTCTATTCTCTGTAGTGATTGTGTTTGGTTCTCCTACAGGGACTTGAGATGGATTGGGTTGTGTATTATCAGGAATATCATCACCAGCAAACAAAAACTTCTTGGTCTTTGTAGTATCTCCTCTGACAGTACGCAAAACGCCAATGATAAGAGGCATCTGTGCATTCTCCCCGTCAAGGAAGAAACCCATGACAATAGATCCTGGTTGCAGTTGTCCAGAAGATTCACCCTGACCATCATTACCTGCCTGATCAGTGCCCTGCAATACAGTTGCCCAAGGAAGATCTTCCGTAGGCATAGAATTACTACTACCACCCCTAGGGTCAGTGTAATAATTTAAGACACGACACTTTACACGACCAACCAGTAGAGGATCTTCATTGTCCTCTACTTCACCAACCCACCAGAAAAATCCGTCCTTTCCGACGAAGTTTACTGTTTGCTCATTAATAATACCGTCAACCGTTTGCATTGCCGTTAAAAATTTTCAATTATTTATTATGGGCGAAGAGGGGATCGAACCCCCGACCGACTCGGTGTAAACGAGTAGCTCTACCGCTGAGCTATTCGCCCTCTTTTGAATTTATATAGTGAAGGACTACCAAACACTAAATTACCACTTTGATCATATCCAAGGTCTTTACAATAAACACCTTCTTTGGTGAAATGGACTTCAGATGTAACAGAAACTCCATCCCTTACAAAACATTGATCAGGATTCCGAAGTTTTCCATTCCATTGTCTTCCGTCCCACTTGAATATCATATCACAACCTTCGCATCTTGTCCAGTCTGTATGATAATTTTCGACAACAACTTCCCCTTCCGAGACTTCTACAAGTTTGTGATGTCTCATGCGATATGGTTTATCAGCACCATCTCTTTTGTAATAATGTTTTGATTTGTATCCACCATCAATCTTCTCCCACAGGATAAAAATTTGTGCAAACTCTGTGGGATGTGATTGTGCTTGGATTTTATTATCATATAAACCTAAAAGGTATGCCTCAAAGTCAGTCGTCATAAATCAGACATTCGGGCTCCGATGGATTTTGATCGCAGAATAATTCTAGGTAACTGGGATCGTGGTGATCACCCGCTTCGATGTCTTTCTTGTTATGCTCAACGTATTCCTCCAGATCGTGCAACTCACCTTCAATGTGGCGGCGCATTTGGGGATTTGTGTTTGGGTTATCAAGAATTTCCTTATCCTTCTTGATATGTGCTTCGATACTGTCCATAGTACCTCCGTGATACAGTATTATTTATGGTTTATCTGGCAAAGAGTCTCTGTAAAGAAGCATTTCGGTATAAACACTGCCTTCAGAATACTTGTGTCTCAGACCTCCAATAATATAGCGTCCGCTGTACTTTTTGTCAACCTCGTATTTGTCTTTCCTAGGTTTTGTTTTGGGAATAGAGATTTCAACTCCATATCCAGAATATAAATCAAAGTTTCCAGGAACTGTAACAAGAAGTCTTACTGTCTTCAGCGATTCAATTCGTAGATATTTGTATGCTTGTAAGAATGGCAAATCGCCATATGTTTTGTCCTCGCTTTCATTTCTACCATCTTTACCAGATCCTTTTTCACCCTTAGCATCAAAAATATGATGAGGTGCAAATTCATACTTAATTCTTCTAGGTGTCTCAGTCAATCCCTTGATGTTTGGAGTATAAGATTCGGCAGGATTCGTCCCAGGAGACAAGTGCGACATCTTATTCCACATCTCATTCATTTGATATTGATATGGAGGTAAGAAGTTTGTAGACTCGCCAGAAAGAATTGAGTCATTCAGTTTTGTGGGATCAAACACTTGACTAAATCCAGCCCAACATCCATTACGAAGACCTTTCAGGTAATTTCTATCATCAGGGAAAATGATTGATTCAATTTTTTGCTCGTCAGACTCTTCACTCTCTGTCTTCTTAGGTTCGTAAACATAACGATAAAGTCTTGCATTTCCTTTGTCTTGTTTTGACTTTGTATCGTAATCTTGCTCTTCAGCTTTATCAATCATTTCATCAATAGATTTGAAATGAAATCCCATTAGATTTTCCCAGAATAAAAATCCATTCTGAGGAGATGTGCCACTACTGGTCTTTCGGACAGACCTATTTGCCACCCAATAAATTGTATCGAATGCTCTCCAATTACAAGCAAGGAATTTGTGATCATTCTGACTATCTTCAACAAAGAAGTTTTTGGATAGTCCTCCACCATAGATGTATTGACCTAAAATTGTTTCAACAATATCCTTCGATGTTGTTTTTTTGTCGAATAATTGAGTAGAAGATCCAAAAATATTAGTTGTTTCATTAATAAGATATTCCTCAGACACACACTGGACCATAAAAGATTCAGTGTTACCAGATCTTGCACGACTTTCAATAGCATATGCTCTAAATCTATATGCAGCATCACTGAGAGCGGTAGAAAATGTCATTATCCAAATTTCAGTGCCTCTCAAAGAATGAATCAATCCAGCACTATCCTCAAAGACAATGTGTGCTCTCATTGCAGTATTATTAATACCTTCTATAATTTCTACTGCTCTACACAAGTCAGATAGATCTGTAGCACCTTCTGGGTTAGTAATAAAACTACCACCCTCTTCTTGGATTTTAAGGTTAAAATTTACGTCACCCGTTTTTTCTCTTTGTAATGTCATTTGAGTGGATTGTTTTCAGAGTTTAGTTGATCGACCATGTTAGTTTTAGTTGTGCCCGTTGTAGCAAGAGTAGGTTTCTTGTTATTTGCGGCAGATTGTGCATCGGAGAGTGTCTGCTGTGCTTGAGCAGAGAGAACTTCTGCTTTTTTAGATGCAGATATTGCTCTTACCTGTGCTGCTTGAATTGAAGCATTCGCTGCCTGTCTCTGCACTGCTTTCTGATCTAAAATACTAGATTGTGTTTGCTGTGCAGAAGTTACAGATGATGGTTTAGTAGCAGGAGATATAGATGCTGGAGGTGGTGTGGTGACCCCTGTAGATCCAGTAGATGATCTGAATAACCCCTCAAAGTCACTAAGCAGTCCTTTGATAGATGTAGGAGATGTTGAAGGGGGTGGACTGCCAGTGTCAGTAGAATCATCGCCAGTATTAGGTGTTAAATCACTAGCGTTATTTTCAGAGTTTACATTACTACCATCAGGAGCACCCTGCTGACCACCAAAGAGATTTGTGAAATCAAATATACCAGATGCCTTTGGTGCCTTTGACTTACCAATTAATCCATTTCTTCTCTTGAATTCTGCAGCAATGTTATCAGTATACTTTGTGCCTTTCGTGCCGAAACCATCTTTACCAACTTGCCCTGTCCTCAACCAATTCGCAGCATTGCCCATACCCTGATTATGTGCATATCCAAGAATCTGCAACTTCCTTTCATTATTTGCTTCTCTGTATTTCTTCTCACCCATCAAGAACTTATGATTTGCAAGAGTATATGCAGAGAAGAATCTTTCCTGCATTGCAGGATCATTAATATATTTGTCTCTAGCCTGGCGATCATGACCAGGGAAAGGAATACCCAAATATCTAGCAGCATCTTTCTTTGCTACTTCACCTAGTTGATAACGACCATCATAATGGTTATTTGATCCACCTTGAATTTTATATTTACCGCCAGACTCAATATGTGCAACAGTATTTCTATACAGATCCCAATCAGCACTACTGAATCCCATAGACTTGACGGGATCCATATATGCTGCAACTGCCCCAGGTGCCTGCTTAGGTCCTAGAGGAGACTTAGGTACTACAGGGCTCGATGCAGCGGTATTAAGTTTTGCCTTCTTAAATGCTAAGTGAAGGTGAGTGCCATGTCCACCAATACCACCACCTTTGCTACCACCAGCAAACCAAGATCCCCAAGGGTCATGAATAATCTGAGAGAGCATCAGTTTATTTCTCTGCTCATACATTGCCTTAGCAAGTGTCCTCGTCCTACCCTTCCAATCTCCACCTCTCCAGTCAGTTACATCAATAGCAAGACCTTTATAGTGTGCAGAACCTTGAGAGTGACTACCAACACGAGAATTTCCTTGAGAATTGTATCCTGTCAGGTTAGGTCCAGATCCCTGATGATTATTTTTTCTGAAATAGGGATGCTCAGCAACAGTAAATCCCTTTTTAAGTAATGCTTTACCAACAGCAATTACAGCAGGAAGACCAGCATTATCAGCAGCAGTATCAGTGCCTCTATTAGTTGTCTTCTCTGCTTGTCCTGTATTGGGGACTGGACCGCCAGTAGCAAACTGTGGGAGATTGAATCCCATGCTTGTCGCTTCAGATATTCTTTTGGCAGTCAGACCAGGATTAGTTTTTGTTGACGGTGTATTAAATGGAATGACAAATCCACCAGCAGCTTTCTGTGCAACATATTCTAAACCATGACCAATAAAGTCTACACCATTACCAGTGAGTGATACGGGATAACCAGACATAGGACCGTTAATCCATCCACCCATTGCCCTCTGTGGGATACGACCACCACGAGATAATTGTCCCAGCTCCGCCTTTCTATCTTCGACAAGATCAGGACGGACTCTTTGCAGAGTCTCAATACTAACTTGTCCTGCAGTTGATTTATCAAAACCATCATCACCAGGAAGTCTACCTTCTGCATCCATAGCAGACGTTAGAGAGCTACCTTGCCCTGCAGGTTGTGCTGTTGCTAATATAGCAACACCTGCGACAACGCCAGCGATACCTAAAGTTTTTAACAGTCTCCCCTTAGTCTTGGCTGCTTGTTTACCAAGTAAACCAAAAACACTTGTAATGTCAGTAATAATCTTCGTTGGATTCGTCAACCAACGGATTGCAATAAACAGTCCTGCAAAATCTACGATGGCACCTAATAGGTTGCCCATCTTTTCCCACCAGGGTTTATCTGGATCCATTAATCCAGCAAGATTGTCTAATAAACCAGTTACCCGATCTGTTAAAAATCCTGTAATAGTTTTAATGACATTTGCAATCGTCTCAATCATATTGACGACTTTCTGCCTGTTTTCTGGATTTGATATCCAGTCAAACAATGGTTTTGCAATGGCAAGGAATAAAAGATCTTTGATTAAACCAAACAATGCATCAAAGAACCCAGGCATTCTAGTCCTTTCAAATCCACCTCCAGTGCTCTCTACTTCATCTACTTGACTTGGTGTTGCATATCTAGGGACAAACTTAGGTTTTGCTTGCTCTTGAATACCAGAAACAAGACCACCAAACATTGTCGAAATGTTTGATAAAGTCTGAGACATACCATTCAATACCGCACCAATATTATTAAGTGCTTTAGTATTATTATTGATCGCATTAATTTTTTGTGCTTCTACTTTATCTTTGCGACCAATACCAGAAGAAGGTTTCTCTACGGAAACAAACTTATAGAAATTGATTTTTGCGCCCTTCTTTACTGGTGCCATTAGGATCCTTCAAGCAGTGGTGATTTCTTAGTCACTATAGTTTCAGTACCAGTATTTATCGGGACAGGGACAGACAATGGTGTAATCTGAGGAATAGTCACAGCAACAGGGACTGTATCCGCATCTTTCATTGATAGTGCATATGACTGCGAATACTTCGTATCAAACTTTTTAGTATTTGACTTGAATAAACCTTGAAACTCACCAAGAAGTTTTCTGATTTCAGATTGCTCTGGTGCTTTTGTTTTTAAATCTTTTTTCTCTTCTTTAGTTTTGATCTCAAGTTTTGGCTCAACTACCGTAGCAAGATTTGGTAGATCCAGTTGAGGTTTTGTTTTTGCATCATGCTCTGCTGCTTTTTTGAAAGCCTCCAACTCTGTCTGCTTATAATCAGCAGGTAGTCCAGCAAGTTGTGCTTTTGGTTGTGGTTTTGGTTTTTCTTTTGCTGCTTCTTTCTTTGCAATCACACGAATCATCATATCCGTAGTCTTAGCGTAAGCACGCATTGCAATCTCACGCTCTTTAATTAAGTCGGCAGATATTGGACGACCGTTGACTATACCAAACTCTTTTGCAACTTCAATCTCCTTCATCCACTTCGCATATTTTTTCTTGCGCTCAATAATCCTAAATGGAAGATTAACAGGTCCACCCTCAGACTTCTGAGGTAACTCTGTTATCTGCTCTTCTGGAGATGGAGTGCCGCCAAAGAGGGGGATGAGTTCACCCAAAGGTGGCAACTTACTGCCAATCTCCTTCATCTTATCACCAACAAACTTAGCACCAGGGATAGCGTTGATGATACCTTCTTCAAACTCCATGATACCAGGAATCAGATCTCTAGCAAACATATAAGCGTCAATACCCAGTGAAATACCAGGACCAGCAGCAAAACCAGCAAGACCAGATAAGTCAAATCCTGCAGATAATGCTTCTAACAATCCACCGAAAGGATCTTGACCTTGGAAGCGATCATATGCAAACAGCATATTGATAGCACCACCAATAATAGGTAATGCTTTACCACCTAGTTTTTTCGCTAATGGACCAATATTATCCAGAGGTGGGAATAAACCTTTTTTCTTTAGTGCTTCACCCGCTTTCTTTCCAAGTGGAGTGCCAAACAGTTTATCTTGTACAGCACTTCCAATCTGCTGCAACTTGGTTGTCAGTGGTTTGAAGAACTCTGCAATTGGAGCAAAGACTTTCTCCATCGCAATCTTCTTGATATTATCACCGAGTTTACTAAGTCCACCTTGGACAAAATCCTTTGCGTTTCCTACTTTATTACCAATAGATGAAGCAACAGCAAGAGACTTGTTTTTTAGTTTTTTGCCAAGAGTTACTGCTTGCTCAAATCTCTTTCTAGCAGCTTCACTAAGACCAGCATATGCCTCTTGTGCCCACTTAGATGTCAGTCCCCATGTGCTTTTTGCTGCAGAAGCTAATGCATTAAATCCCTTGTTAATACCAGATCCAATACTATCAAGAAATCTAGTAGCAGCGTTTCCCTTTTTTGCTGGAGTTGCACTAGCGACGTTTTCACCCAGATCAACAGCGGTATCAGTTAAAGCTGCTGTAGCTCGTTTTTGTGCCTGCTCCACCTGAAATGGAGACATGGGTTTCTTTCCATCTGGAAGAAACTCTGTGCCAGGAAGACAAGGAATACCCTTCTTACCCTTTAGTTTTTGATTGCGAAGTTTTTTTATATCTCTCGCTCTTTGGCGAGAAGTTCTACCATCTCTACCTACTCTACTGCCTCGACGACGACCATCTGGCGTATCAGGACCGCCTCCCCCTCCTCTTTTCCTTCTATCTTTTCCAGCAAGCTCCAACAACCTGCTGATGTCTTCAATAATTTTGAATGGATTGAGTAAATATCTTAGTCCAATCAATCCAAGTAAAAGTTGACCAAATCCCTTTACTTTAGTCCAAAAATCTGCATTTGGATCTGTAAGTTTTGAGAATCCCTCTAAGACATTAGTAATTGTGCCTGTAGCAAACCACTGCACTGCTTTAAAAACAGTGGTCATGTTTTCAATAAATCTTTTTAACTTCTCTCTATTCTCAGGATCCTTGACCCAATCAAGAACTCCCTTTAAAACTGTAAGTCCGACAATATCAGCAAATAACTTTGCAAATGGCTCAAAGAATTTACCAAGAGATTCTAAAAAACCATTCTTCTGCTTTGGCTCAACTTCAATCTCTTCTTTTGGTTGAGTATCAAGTTTTGAATTTGCGCTTTCCTGTCTTTGCTCTGCTAATCTATCTCTTTCTCTTTGCTCTTTTCGTTTCTTATTAACTGCTTGCTGCTTTTGTGCCTTCATAAGTAAGGCACTATTCTTCTCCATCTCACCAAGGATATTAGAAATACCATTGAGAGATACACCAATTCTATTAGTGGCTAATAATTGCTTTCTATGAGCCTTAACCTCGGGTGTAGCGTTACTAACACTCCCAGGATTAATAAACTTATATGCTGCAATTTTAGCCACTTAATTGTTGCTCCTTATAGCGTTTCTCTTCTTCTTTCAAGAAGGATACCAACATATCGAGATAGATCTCTTTTTCCCAAGGCATGAGATTATCAATGTATTCGATATTCCATTTATGGTGGTGCATTAGAGCAAAATTGCCCTCATAATAATTGATTAGATTATTATGTAAGAGGGCTACGCGAAAAAACTCGCTAATCCCTCAAGAACCACTTCACTCTTAACACCAGTGTTGGGATTTTCGACTTCAAGAGTATGAGAAAGTTTAGGCATAGTTTCAAAAAACTCTTGCACTTTCTTAAACTGTGCAGAATTCATACTTTCAAAGAATTCAACAATTTCTGCTTTTGGCAGATCTGCACAATGATGCACTGTCTCTCTGTCTTGAATGGTTTCAGCACAGTTAGATGCAATCTTAAAGACTTCATCTAGGTCATTACCATCAGAGAAGTTAGTCTGGACAAACATTTCCAAACTAGGATACTTCATGGTAATGATCACATCATCATTAAGTTGAATCTCAGTTTTGTGCTTAGGATCCTCAATAACTTCAATCTCATCCAGGGGAATGGAAACAGAAACTTCGGTTTCTTCGTCATCAGGACAAGTAATGACAACATCAACGTTTTCACCTACAGATCTGGTGCGAATCTTCAAAAATAGATATTCAATATCAAAAGTTGCCAGTTTTCTTACATCACTGATATTGGTGCAGTCTCTCATGATTTTAGTGACTGCTTCGATCATATCATCTTGATCGCCGCTTTCCATAGCAAGATACAGAAGTTTCTCTTCTTTGACTAGAAAAGGTCTGTATTTAATTTTATCACCTGTAGATGGTAACTTAATAGTATACGAGGGGACATTTAATTTAGGTAATGCCATAGTAAATCAATTCAGTATTTTTATTTATCAGTATATCATACGATCAAGTTTTCGCCAAAGTCAAATTCACCACGGATGTCATATTCCTTACCTTGGTCATCAATTTTACCATCACCATTGAATCGGTATCTCTCATATCTAAACGTAATAGGCATTTCAAGAAGACCGCTCTGTTGTTGATTTAGAGTCATAGATCCAATGTTAATTGGAAATACGTTTTGAATGTCGTAAATACCTACCAATTGATCATACTTATACCGATCCGCTTTTTTGATTTGCCTGAGTGCTGCTTGCTCTTCCTTTGTAGTTGCATCTACAGGAATAATTTTTCCCCCACCTCTTTCAAACTTGTAAATCTTCAAAGATCTACAAACATAATCATCATAATAATCGGTGTATTGATTAGAGTCGCTAGACATAAGTTGAATCCATCTTTCAAAAATCATTCTAGTCTTATGATTTCTTGGCATCAAAAAGTTGATATTAATCTGACTGAATGTTGAAGATGTTGCATAGTTGTATGTAGATCCTACAGATGTAATCTGTCCAGTTGTGACTTGCTTACTAGGAAGATCTACACTATTTGCATAATAGTTAAGATACTGAAAATTGTTATTGGAGGTTGATCCAATATTATAGGCATCAGTAGTAGTAAAACTCGATGTCAGTATTGCAGGAGGTGAGAATAGTATGCTATACCTGTTTTGGGTTGCAGGACCATTACTATTATCCTTAAAGAATGCCTGGAATTGAGTTAGTGAATTCCTAGGAGCATTTTTAGCAGCTCTTCCTAAGTTTGCCATTGATTATACCTTTAATTCTTTTTCAGTGATTAACATAAACTGCCAATTATGGTCTTTACAGAATTCTTCTGCTGCTTTCCATTTTGCTTGATTCACTGCATAAGTAACAACTTCATTAATATACTTTTTAGTAACCCGTTTTTGCGTTTTGGGTTCTTTGGTCTGTCTCAAAGGTTTGACTTCCACTAGATACTTCCTATTTTCAATCTTTACATAAAAATCAGGAAAATATCTATGTCTTTTCCCATCAACAGGTGATGTATATGGAATTATGATTTCTTCACTGCCCCATTCAGTAACACTTGGTGTGATGTCACACCATTTCATGAATTTATACTCCCAAGAAGAGCGATAAATGATGTTACGAGGGTCGCCTTTATACTTCCGAGGGAATGATGGAGTATAGCGTCCCTGATACCTCATAAATACATAGTATAGTACGGATAATTCTATTTAGGTGGCTTCTAACAAGATTCTGGTCTATCCAAGTAGGGCACCCGTAAGTGGCACTCGCCTAGATGGCGAAACAGGTCCAACGGGAAGAATTGACTATTTAAGAATACAGAGGTGTCGTATTAACTTCGACTCTCCCGATTCTGGATATGGAGGATCTAACCTGCCTGGCAATAAAACCTCTGTAAATCTGAATAAACAGATGGTATACATGGCTATGCCACAATCTGTTGTTACATCATACTCTGCTGACTATGCTCAAGTCAATATGGGTCAGTTGGGTGTATTTGCTGCTCAATTAGCAGGAAATGCAATGAAAGGTGGTCCAAACATGGCAGACAAGATTGCTGCAGACTTGGAAGCAGGTGCATCTTCAGCATTCCCTGAGATTGCATTTAATAAAGGTGCATCTATCGCTCAAAACCTTGGATCGATGGCTGGTTTGGAAACTGGAGTCACTGGTGGAGCATTGCAGCAGTTGACAAAGGGAAGAATTATGAATCCCTTCACTGAGCAGATCTTTAATGGTGTGCAGTTTAGGAATCATCAATTCAACATAAAGATGTTTGCTAGAAATAGAAGTGAAGCAGAAGAGATCATGAATATTATCAAATACATGAAAACAGGTCTTCTTCCTATCCTTGGTAATGCAGACGATAATGATAATGATTCTACCACTGGTGGAAGCTCAACTGATGGTCAAAACGGAAGCACTTCACAAGGAAGTAGTTTCGTCGCAAATAAAGTTGGAAGATTCTTACAGATCCCTGATAGATATCTTCTAGAGTTTGTAAGACTAGATCCTGAAAGTGATACAATCTCCAAATTACCTCATTATAGATTCCAACCTTGTGTATGCACATCGGTAAACGTTAATTATACGCCTGATGGGCAGTATGTGTCATTCAAAGACGCTATTGCTAATTTGGGACTTGATAATGACACAGGTGCTAAGCAACTTTTAGTCCCCGCAGTTGAAATTAGCATGTCATTTGCAGAAACAAGAATTCTCACTCAATCGGACGCACAGGCAGGTTACTGATGGCATCATATTTTAGTCACTTACCAGATATATACGTTGGTCAAGATAAAGATGAAGTTCTTTCTTTCCAACTAGTAAAAAATATCTTTAGACGTGTTATCGTCAATGAAGATCTTGAAAAGTATTCATCTCTTTTTGAGGCATTTTATATTCCTGAAGGAATGAGACCTGATGCAGTCGCACAAAAGTTTTATGGAGATCCTGAATTAGAGTGGATTATTCTCCTTGCTAATGACATAATTGATCCCTACGAAGATTGGCCGAAGGACTACAACACTCTACAGAAAGAAATTTTAGATCTAACTGGAAATCCTGATGGTGTGCATCATTGGGAAACTAAAGAAATCAAATATAATGACGAAATTTATATTCGTCCAGGTATAGAGGTCAATGATACCTTTAGAGCAGTCCTACCAGATGGGACTGAAATGGGAAAAACTAGTTCTGTTTATCCAGTCACATATAATGAGCACTATACTTATCAAAACGAAAAGAAACGTTTGATTGGTGTGCCTATCGGTAGATTGGTTGAATTCTTCACACAAGAATTCAAAGAAAAAGTTGCATACAATCCAAACCCTGAGTTGGATAACGAGGGTAATAAGCATACACCCCTTAGTCCAGAAGCACGATATCTTCGTGGATCTTTTTACAAGAAAAATACTTCTGGCACTGGTGGCATCATTACATACAATATCCTTACAAGTCAGGGTATTGGTGGAGTTGCAGGCACTGCAGTAGCAGCAGTTTCTGACACTATTACAACTACAACTACAAGTAGTGGCACAACCTCAACTACAACCACCTATGGAAGCACTAGCAGCAGTAGTAGCAGTAGTAGTGGTAGTAGCAGTAGCAGTGGGTCTAGTAGCAGCAGTAGCAGCAGCGGATCCAGCAGTAGTTCGTCTGGATCAAGCGGATCTTCAGGGTCTTCAGGATCTTCGGGATCTAGCGGATCTTCGGGATCCAGTGGATCGAGTGGTGGCGGTGGCGGTTATGGAAGTCCCTGATAGAGATAGAAGCTTCCCAGAGGAAGATTGGATTAGTATGGATATGACAAAAGACGGACTCATATTGATATACAAGTCCGTCTGTTTTCATTTAGATAAATGGTCTGGTGGTGATCCTAGGGAGCAGGTTGCACTTCAAGAAACTAAGAATGATCTCTTTCGTATACTCTTAGCACAACAATTCAAAAACCCTACAGACTGAATTTTTGGCGGGATTTTTTTTGCCCCTTTTTGGGAACTAAAAGTCGATTTTGGTTTCAACCTCCATCAACTTGGCATCCTACCATTGCACCACCGACAATACCTAGAGGGATTGCCCAGAGGCGTCCGTCTCCACGGGACAGAGCAGCACCTAAACCAGCGCCACCGATACCACCAAGGACACTACCTTCGATGCAAGAGTTGTCATCTTCATGACCACCTCTAGCTCTAGGAGTATGATGAGTGTGAGATCGACGATCTTCACAAGGCACTCTTACACGCTTCTTATATGTCTTCACATAACCAGGGTTTTTGAATGTCCCTGGCACATACTCTTCACGATAGACACGCTTATAACACTTCTCTTCCCTAGACCATCCACTTTGTTGGTGACCTGCCATAGCAGGAGTTGAAGTCAGCAGCAATAAGGCAGCGAGTGCGAGTTTCATAGTTAGTCCTCAGTTTTTTTGTTGAAACCAAAGGGACCGAGTTTATCTTTCACTCGGTCCTTGATTACCTGTGCAGAGAGTGCTTCCATAACTTTCAAAACATCTTCCGCTTTAGCACCCAGTTGTAGACGCTCTTTTACGAAGTCATATTTTTGAAAGAACTCGTCAGAGACGAGTTTATAATCATCAACGGTAATCGGGTCAGTCATCAATCTTCCTCAGCAAGTTTAGCAAAGTAGGACAGAGCATCATCTTCATCCTCAACAGGAGAGGATGCTACTGCTTTCTGTCGGAAGTCAGAGATCTCCTGTGCCCATTCGGGTTTGTTGGAGGGAGTGATGTCGGGGTCGTTGAAACCACCAGTAGGTGCAGCGAAGACTTCTTCCTCAGACTCATCGACACGAGGAGCAGGAGCAGGAGCCTTACCGAGCACCAGATTCAGACGCTGCTGAAGTTGCTCGTAAGTCTTGAAGTTTTTGGGATCTTCAAACTCAGCGAGAGAGTATGCCTGCTTCCAGATAGACTCAAGGCGATCATCAGAGTAGTCACCAAGAGTGCCAGGAGATGCAAACTCAGACTTATCATAATTCCAGTAACCATCGACCTTGCGGATCTTCAGTTTGAAGTCAGCGCCAGTCCAGAAGTTAAAGGGGTCGAGAGGAGTCTCGTCAGCAAATGCAGGTTGCATTGCTTCAACCAGTTTGTCGAAGATCTTTTTGCCGAACTTGTAGAGGAAGACTTTACCTTCGTTTTCGGGGTGAGCAGGATCGCTCACGACATAAATGTTGCTGTAGTATGACAGTTTACGCTTCTGAGCACGAGCAGTTTCCTTGTCGCGATCAGATCCACTATTCCAGAGGGTGCGGTTAAGCTCACCCACGGGATCGTCTTTGCCCAGAGTGGTCAAAGAGTTTTCAATATACCATTGTCCGCCAGGACCCTTGAAGGCATGACTCCAAATCTTTGCCCAGGGCATATCCTCTCCATCAGGAGCAGGAAGGAAACGAATGACAGCGTAACCGTTGCCAGACTTGTCCAACTCAGGTTTCCAAAGGCGCTCATCAGGACCGCCTCCACCTTGAGGTTGGTTGATTTTCTCGATCTCTTTCGTAAGTTTGGCAATCGTGTTGCCAGCGGCACTAGCCTTCTTAAGAGATGCAAAAGACATGATCGTATTCTCCGTATTGAATGTGTGTAGTTGGATTGTTTGCTACTGGGTTATCGTAGCATACTATTTAGTCGCGGTCAACCTCCTGTTGTGCCGCTTGTTCTAGTGTCCTAACCATGGCATCCATGCACTCTGCCAGGTCTCGATACCCAAATGCATTTGCCAGGGCATTAATCCTGGTCTTCATGTCCGCTGCTTCCTCATCATCGTGTGAAGCAAGGGTCAATCTTGTATAAAAAGTTTTCTGTTTTGTGATTAGTTCTCTACAGTCATCGATATGACGTAGTTTCTCCTCCTTATTCATTGTTGGGAGTTGAGATGTTTTGTTTGCAACCTCCTGATAAGTTTCAAATATTGTTTGTAGGTCTACTTGGACTTGCTCGGACTTGAAAAACTGACTCATAGCTTTGCCTTGATCGTCTCTAAAATTATTTTCTTATACTTCTTACAATCGATAGTCAGAAAAGGTTGATACTTTTGGACCTTGAGTTTAGTATCTTTCCACATAGGATCTGTCAATACCTTGTCAACACGGTGTACATATTGGAGACAGTGGTCAAAAACGACAAGGGTTTCAAGATTTACTTCACTAGAGTAATATCGTTTGAGAAGGATAGGATGTTTGCCCCTTTCAGCATGGAATAGTTTGTCAAAGTTATCTTCGTAGGGAAATCCCACGTCTTCTAAAAGGAGATCTATATCCTGTTTAAATTTATAAGTGAAAGACTCTTGATGGACTTTCCACTTGGTGTAGATGTCACCACTAAAGTTTCTCAGGTATCCTTTAGGGTCATTAATAAAATTAGCAACGAAGAAATCCAGCATTGTTTCACTAGAATACTTCGTTGCTAATTTTTTGAAAAAGTAAACGTCTTTTCTTTTTTCAAAGGATTTCTCGCTTGCGCGAGTCTTTCCTCTGTATTTCACATAATCATAATCAGGTTTGGTGAAGTGATTTTTCAATGCGAGATACATTTGATACACTTCAAATCCAGTCACAACGGGAGAACTCCTTTAGTAGTTTTCTTCATGTAATTCATTCGCTGTGCTTCATGCTTCAACCGTTCTTTGAGAGGTTTGGATAGCAACTTAGGCACAGACTCAATTTCAATGTCATTTTCTTGGCAGTATGTAACTACCGCTTCGACATAAGTGATTAATCCATGACTAGTCTTTACCAATCTCTCAATCTCCATCGAGAATTTGGTTGGTGTCATGAATTTCTCCTCAGGATTATCCTTTGGCATTTGCAAATTCTTCGATGTAGGATTTAAGTAACTGTAAATAGTCATCAAGATTGTACTTCTGAAACACTTGAATAGACCCGTCTTCAACCGCGATAAGTGTGACAATTTTCTTTACCTCTATGCCTGTCCTTTCTAAAAACATTGCAGCATAAGCAGTCTCTTGCACAAAGTAATGCTCGATATGCTTCTCACTCTTTTCTTTAGTGGAGGTTTTAAAATCTACCACTGCCAACTCCCCATCATACTCAGCGATGCAGTCTACTCGACCAGCAAGACCAAGGTAATGAGAATATAAAAAAGTTTCTAGGCAGTGTATGTTGTTAATACGGTTAAACGTAGTCTTTGCGGACTGAAACATTCTAACAGACAATGGATTATTTTCCAAGTATTTGTTAACGTCCAGTGCCCCCTTGAAGTAATCTTCTGCCATGCTGTGAAACGCTGTGCCACGTTGGGTAGCACGAGCGGTGATGCGATTTGCTTCAGTCTCACCAATTCGTTTGCGCCATTCAGCAAAGAATTGTGCATTCTTAAAAGATGTGACTGAAGTCACGCTTGGATAATATTTATCAGCCCCAGGGATGGGGTAAAACCTTACACCATCACGACTCACAGGATCAACATCAACTTCGTTGACATTGACATCAATAAAATTAAAGGGCATTAGAAACCAAGGTTATATTTTGTAAGTAGATAAGATTTAACGAGACCCGAGCGGACGATATCATCGATACCAAACTCGACACAAGTAAACTCTTTCATGTTTTGGAGAATCTTAATGAAGTCTGCAATACCAGACTTCTCATTATCTCTAGTCAAGTCTGACTGGGTGATATCACCACAGAGCATGATCTTAGAGTCTTCACCAATACGAGTGATCATAGAATCTAACTCATGGAAGTTAAGATTCGAGAACTCATCGACAATAACAATGGCATTGTCAAGAGTAACTCCACGGATAAAAGAAGTAGACCAAAATGAAATAGTTTCCTGCGCTCGGAGGTTATCATAGAGCATGTCAAATGAATTATCATCAGGCATACTAAACATATACCTCACCATATTTTTGTATGGGATTTGATAGAGAGCAGACTTATCTTCGTGGTCTCCAGGAAGGAAACCAATCTCTCTAGTAGGCACAAGAGACCTTACAATATAGATTTTATCATAAGGACTGTTTTCGTCAAGCACTTCCTGCAAAGCAAGATAGAGCGTGATGAATGTCTTACCTGTGCCCGCTGCACCGTGAAGGAGAATGTTTTGTCCTAACCCATACTGCTCAAAGACAGTCTCTTGGTTGGGAGTAAGAGGATTGATAGGCACCATGTAAGATGCATCAATCGGTTTCTTTCTTTTGATTTGTTTTGCAGACATACCAGGGGGGACAGGAGGACCGCCATTGTTGCGTTTTCTTGCTCTAGCCATATTCAAGTAAATCGACTCAGGTTTGCACGAGGATGTGCTTTTTGGACTTTGGACATGACTTCTTTGAAACCGTCAGACTGTTTTGGTTTGCCATAGGTAGTGCCAGCGACACCTTCCATCCAATCTTTATCCCAGTCAGGATTTTCATCCTTCCAGGCACAGTATTCTTTCATAGTCATATGGAGAGTTTTTTTCTCTCCAGTGGTCTTATTTATTACTGGGTAAGTAGGCATTAGTCGATCCTCCATTCAAGTGCTTCTGCTACTGTAGGAAACTGCTCTGCAAAAATCTTTTTACAATCATTAGCAATATCCATATGCTCTTTCTGTGTGCCGTTGGCAGACCTCAGGTCAATATAATGCACCCATGAACGCACAGATCCCGTCATGTAAAGTCGGGTTGGCGTTGCCAAAGGAAGCACAAAACGGGCACACTCCTTTGCAATATCTGCATTGAGCATATCCTTATATAGTTTCATCCCCTCTTCAAAGTGCTTCTGGATCTTGATCTGGAATTCTTGACGGGTAAAGGGATCAACATCATCGATGGAGTTTTGTCGATTCTTTGTGTCCTGACGACGTAGATCAGGAAGAGGAATAACATCCCCAAGTAAAGAAGAGTCAGCATAGCGTTGTGAGAACTCCTGGTATGTAAAACTACGATGCCGCAAAATTTGAGCTGCCAGACCCCTGGTGGTATTGATCTCAAGAGTCATGTGTGCCTGCTCAAACACAGACCAATGCCCATGCTGAATGCAATACTTCAGTAGACCCGCGACTTTAGGATTTTCCTGATTGTTGGGGTTGCTTACCCGAGCAACATACCCCATTGTTTTCTCTGCATCAGGAGTGACAGAGACAAGACATACTTTAGTCATCGCTTGAAAAATATAAAAGAAAGTGCCAACAGTCCCATAGACTTAAAGAATCCAATAGGAGGTAACCCAAAGATTGCTGGCATCAACCAATTCCATAATAGCATAGTTATGAGTGGTAATGCAACCACAAATGCTGCTAATGCACCAAGAGTATAAGCAGGAGAGCTCTCTTCAGTCTCCTCTTCTTCAAGTTCTTGATCCTTTACTCTAGGATCTAGCATTACCGTCATTATTTTCTTTTCTTTACGGGGTCTTTTTTGGAAGAAGGATCTTGCCATAGTTTAGGATTAATTCTGCCCTCAGTTTGGGTCATGTTTACAAAATCGTTTCGATAAAGATCCCAGTAATAATCAAAAATTTCTGATTGCTTACTACCAGAAGCAATATCAAACTTGGTGATACCGTCTTGTAGGTATTCAACCATGAATGCTGTGTAAGGAAGTGACCGATCTTGTGCAAGAGATGGGTCACATTCCTTATGAATAATTTTCAAGAACGACCTCCCCATTCGATCTGAGGGAATGCTTCACTGACGACTGCCTTGGTAATTCTTTTATACTTGTCTCCCAACTTCTTATCCTTTACCAGGCACACGAGCTCTGCTTCCTCTGCAGACAGACCTTCTAAAAGTTGGACAAACATAGACTCTCGCTTCAAACCAGGAAGTTTTGCACCACCTTTGAAGAAACGATAGAGACCTTTATACTCATGCTCCAGGCGAGTGTGATCGGTGCCAACAGGAGCATCATTGGGAGTGTAAGGAACCTCCCCTTCAGGCATCATAGAAATAACACTGTCGTCGAAGTTGATGATTAACAACTGGCGAAGAGCAGTGCTATTGTATCTACGGAGAAGATCTACTTTCTCCTTTTTTGTTTTGGCATTACTGACTTTTCGTAACACTTCAGAAATCAGTAGTCTACTACTACTGTTTGTTGTTGTAGGCATAATAAACTCCTAAATCATTCTTCATCATCATCCCAGGTATCTTCATCAGTCCAATACTGGATATCTGGTCTTACATAAATCAAGTCATCATGTAAGATATTACCATCCTCATCCAACATTTCTGGATGAGTAACTGATTTAGCATAAGCAGCGTTTTCGATGTAATCTTCAACGTATCCTTTTGCCAACCAGGAAACGGTGATCCCTAGAATGAATGCACCGATTGTAACTAAAACTGATAGTGCGACTAACATGGTTTCCCCCTGTGTAAAAGTTAATGTTTGGAAACCAACCTCCCTAAGCTTGACTGAATTTATTTATAGTAGATTCTGTTCTCTCAGATACTTAATTGTATCTGTGCATCCACCTAAATTCGTATCATCTAGAATCACTTGAGGAAAGGTACTCCCCTGTCCAAATTTACTATAAAAATCTTCTCTACGGAAGTCCCTTTCAAGAAGATATTCATTAAATTCAAACTCTTTTGCTTCTAATACTTGCTTGACCTTTACGCAGTAAGGACAACCTCTCTTAGTATATACTGTAAATTTCATATCATCCTCTGATAAAAAAAGGGACTCCGTAGAGTCCCATTGGGTGTTCCGACTTTTGTAGAGACCGCACGAAAGGTCTCAAACATATTTATAATCAGAACGAGAAGGTTGCACCCACCTTGGTGCCGTAACCGTTGTCAGCGTCATCAACGCCACCAGCGAAGGAGAGCTCGCCATAGATGGACAGTCGCTCAGTAGCAGCAACGCTACCATAGACCTTACCAGACAGAACGGTGTCAGACTCACCACCGTCAGTTACGACGAAGGAGGGACCGATTTGAGCGCCATAGGAAACAGCACCAGACTCGCCAGCCCAGCCTACATGAGCATCTGTGGTTGTACCAGTGTAATCCGAGCCAGTGAAACCTGAGTTTGCCTCTACGTTAACGTAGGGACCTGCAAGGGCAGCACCAGGAGCAGCGAAAGCAACGGCTGCAGCTGCAGCAGCGAAAGCAGTTTTGATCATTTGTTTAATACCTTTGTTTTACTTGCGGAATGGTTACCCGCAGATGGATAGGGACTCGACATGTCCCGTTTGTTACAATTCATGAAGCGCCTCACGAATCAGTATTTATACTAGCAGAGTCTTAAGAATATGTCAAGATTGATACGAGTCTCTTTTGTCTCGTGCCTCTTGCATAAGTTTTTCTGCTTCATCAATAGAGAGTTTTCCTCTCTCCAACTTTTTGTAGAGGGATTTCATCTCCTCCACATAGCGGTTATAATACACCCTTTTCCTCTGACTGTCAATCTTTGCATCAACATAATCTTGAGCACTGATCGGAAAGTCATCAGCAAACTTCTCATCAGTGAGAAGATCGAAGACAGCATCTTCATCACCAATGATTTCTCTAATCTCTTGAGGTAGATTTTCCTTCGGAATACTAGGTAGGTCTTTCATCATTCACATGGGGTGTCTTGATACTTATATCCAGTTGCTAATCTTGTATGCCAAGTGATGTT